GATTTATTCAGGGTACGCCTGATGCTTATGCGGTTCTCAATAACGGTGTGCTGCACGTTGACGATCTCAAGTATGGATATGACATCGTTGAGCCGTACCTGAATACCCAAATTGCTATTTATGCCGGGGCCATCGTCAGATTGCTGCTTAAAGGGAACGTCACGATCAACAAGGTTGTGATTGGGGTTTATCAACCGAGATCTTCCCACCCTCACGGTATCCATCGCACTTGGGAAATCACTGTAGACGAACTGATGACATTCGTATCACAGATCGAAACCGCAGGTCTAATGTGCTTTGAGGAAGATCCCGTCAGGACACCCGGTAAGCATTGCAGATATTGTCCCGCCGCTGGTATATGTCCAGAGAACGCATCGGCCAACTACCAGAACTATGATGCTATCAGAGGTGCTACCATACACCACCTGACCAGAGAACAGTTGTGCACAGAACTAAAGTTTCTTGAAGAAGCTGAATCGTTGATCGTCAGTAGACGCAAAGCTATTAAGACAGAAGCTATTGCCAGAATTGGCCGAGGTGAGGTTTTACCCGGCTATGTCTCAGAACAAGGTGTCGGACAGAGACGATTCATAAAGTCAATGAAACCGAAGGAAATATCGGCACTCATTGGTATTCCGATCATCGAAGAAAAGACGATCACGGTGGCGGAAGCTGAAAGGCGAGGTGCTGACATTGATCTCTTGAAGAGATTTACCGAACAGCCTCGTACCGATCACCGCATAAGAGCGGTTGGTCCTGACTATTACCGAAAGCTCTTTGAAAGGAAGGAAGGAAGGAAATGACTAAACAGGAGGAAAGGCAAGCTCTTGAGAAGAAGGCCAAGGAACTGATCGATCTTCTTCATACAATCGGTGGTACAGAAAAAGGAACCATCAGGTTCGCTTCCCGAGATTTGGCGATTGCGAACACGCACATTGAAGATGCTGTGATGAGGACACAACGTCACATCATGAACCAACTGTGATCATCAACCACTGACAGGAGAAAATTCAGTGAACGCTACCGTAAAATTGGAAAACATGTTTACGCCCGCAGGGCGATTTGTAAGCGGTTCGCTTACGGAAAAACAAGATAAGGATTACTACAACAAACCAATCCCTGAAGACAAGCAACGTTTCTATTACGCACTTGCTGTGCCAAAAACTGACCCGGCGATGACAGATTTGATCAACGCTATCTTCAATATGGCCAGTCAGGGATATGCTCACGCACCTGCCGTCATGGCACAAATCAACCAAGGCTTGGGTGCAGATAAGTTTGCTTGGAAAATCGAAGACGGTGACGCCCAACGATATGATGACAAGGGGCAACCGAAGGAAACTCCTGAATACATCAGGGGCCATTGGATCATCAAGTTCAATACTTCTTTCGTGGTCAGCGCTTGTAATTGGGAGTATCAGGAAATTCCGTTGTCTGACATCAAGCGCGGAGACTTCATGGAAGTGAAGTTCAACAGCCAACCTAACGGCAACGTGGATGATACAGCCGGTGTCTACATGAACCCGGTGGCCATTCGTCTGTTGGGTTATGGTGATGCCATTGCTGGTGGCCAGAAGGCTTCTGATGCCTTTGCGGATCGTCAGGCCGTGCTACCCCCCGGTGCATCTCATACACCAGTGGGAACACTTGCGGCACAACAGGGGATGCCCGGTGGTGCCCAACAACCTGTTGGACAAGCTGCCATGCAGCAACCTGTCTCACACCAAGGGATGCCGGGCGCTATGCCACAAGGACAACCTCAAGGGATGCCGGGCGCTATGCCGCAAGGGCAACCTCAAGGGATGCCTGTGGGAAACCCCCAAGGTGCCCCGGTCCAACAGCATCAGGCACCTGCCCATACACAACCCGTACAGTCTATGCCTGCACAGCATGGGACTGTATCCGGTACTGAACCACAAGCTCAGCCACATACTCAGATCCTTCATGGTAATCCGGGTGCTGTTCAACCCCAAGGGCAACCTCAAGGGATGCCGGGTGCCGCTGGTGGACCTTCAATGCCCGGGATGCCCGGAACTTAACGTTTCATAAAGATTCACCCTCATATGGTTAACTGATAGCTATATGAGGGTGAAATGACAGACGAGGAACTTTGGCAAAAAGAATGGTCAAGGGTGCAAAGGGCAATTTCACATGAGCAATCTGTCAAAAGATTACGCCTACGACATCGAAACGTACAAGAACATGTTTTCGGTTGTCTTTGTACATATCGAAACCGGCACACGATGGATCTTCGAAGTGTCGGCGAGGATAGATCAGTCAGCACAACTAGCATGGTTCCTTAGAGAACTTGAAAAGCGGGGTGCTAGACTTTTTGGATTTAACAACATTCATTTTGACTGGCCCATCGTGCAAAGGCTCCTGTTAGCTTTTGAAGAACAAGGCACGTTCAGGTCTGAAGACGCCTATGCGCTCGCACAGGCCATCTTTCAGTCTCAAGAGCGAAACGCTTTTACCCTCTGGCCGAGGCAAAGGATAATCACACAGGGCGATTTGTTCCTCATCCACCATTTTGATAACATGGCCAAGTCAACCAGTCTAAAAAAACTTGCCATCAATATGAGATCCAAAAGGGTACAAGATCTTCCGTACCCGCCTGACCAGTTACTCACTGACCATGAGATGAACGAGGTCATAAAATATAACTGCCGGGACGTTGCGGAGACTGTAGACTTTTACAAGAAGTCTATCGATCAGATCAACTTTAGAGATGAGTTGGCCGAAAAGTATCCCAAGATGGGTGATGTACTGAACTTCAATGACACCAAGATCGGTAAGAAGTTCTTTGAGATGAAGTTGATTGAGGCCGGTATTCAGTGTTATGATGAGTACCGGAACCCCGAACAAACAATAAGAGGTTCCATCAATCTTGGTGTCTGTATCAGCCCGAAGATTAAATATCGGCATCCTGAATTTGAACGTGTACGTTCTTGGCTATCACAACAGCAAATAGTAGAAACGAAGGGTGTATTCAAAAAACTGATCGCTACTGTGGATGGTTTTGATTGTCACTTCGGAACCGGCGGTATTCACGGCTCACTCAAGAAAACAGCCGTGCACGAAGATGATGAGTGGGAAATTTGGGATTGGGACGTAGCGTCCTATTATCCTAACCTTGCAATCACGGGTAACCTTTACCCGGCTCATCTGTCTGAACATTTCTGCGCTATCTACAAAGAAGTGTACGAAATGCGAAAAGGTTACGCGAAGAAAACTGCCGAAAACGCCATGCTTAAACTGGCACTAAACGGTGTGTACGGTGATAGCAATCAACCTTTCAGCATCTTCTATGATTCTCAGTACACCATGAGTATAACCCTGAGTGGGCAACTATTTCTGTGCATGTTGGCCGAATGGTTGCTTTATGATCAGGGGAACAATAGGTACTCGGATATACAACTCATACAAATGAATACCGATGGTCTTACCGTCAGGGTCAGAAAAAAAGCCGTAGAATATATGAACCACATATGCAAAATGTGGGAGGACTACACCGGTCTTGAACTTGAGAGTGTACGGTACAAATCAATGTTCATCAGAGACGTTAATTCTTATGCTGCGGTCAAGGATGACGGGTCAATCAAAAGAATCGGTGCATACGCCTACATCACGGCCAATGAAGATCCCTACACTAGAGAACTACCGTGGCACAAAGATCATTCTAATCTGGTTTCTCGAAAGGCCGCCGAGGCTTTTCATATTACTGGTGAACCGGTAGACAAATTTATCATGAGACACAGAAATCCGTGGGATTTCCAACTCACCGCAAAGATACCTCGCACTAGCAAACTCATACATGGTGATAAGCAAATACAAAACACCACACGTTATTATGTGTCCACTGACGGAAGCTCGCTGACTAAAGTTATGCCACCACTACCTAAAAAACGAGAAGCCGGGGAGCGTCATATGAGCGTTCAAGCGGGCTGGACCGTGACCATCACCAACGAAATAGAGAATTTTCGTTGGGATAACGTCAACTGGTTGTACTACATCGAAGAAGCAAGGAAATTATTGGTATGCGATTGATTGAATCACTTGAAGGGTTTTTTGTACGTCACAGTACAAAGATGTTTATCTATCGGGAAAGAGATCATCTCACCGTGAGTTATCATAAGCGTGATGATGAGACGTTGGTTTATCATGCAGATAACGTCACCGAAGTCTTTCGTGAAATACTTAGACGTTCGCAAGTTCCGTTCAGTGAAGGCGATGATCCTGAGTTATTCCGTGAACTGGATGCTGTGCTAAAAGAAGGTGACGTTCACAGTGTCGTCATTATGACGAACCCCAACGCCACATACACCGCAACCATGAAGGATCAATATCGACTAGTGATCTTCAGGGGTCCGATCATCGGAAGTTTTGGCGACAATACGGCCAAGTACCCTGTCATCCTGAACTCTACCGCTGACACAATCCGCAAGGCTCTTTCTTGGGCTATTGTCAGAAGACTGCACGGTGACGATGAGCCAACAATGCCCGGCATAGAATCACCCCCCTCACCGCCCGTGATGCCGGGTCTTGGTGTGGTTGATAGAGATCCTCCGTTGCAACCTATAATGCCCGGCCTCGATATCGTAGATCGAGACCCCCCGTCACAGCCCGCGATGCCGGGTGCTTTGTCTACTAGGATGCCAGGAATCTAGTGAAGAAGAAGTACAAACCTTCCCAACTGCATAAGGGGATGCGGTCGAGAAAGAGTCATCCGATGAATGGGGTATTTTTGGTTTTGGTGGTTATGTTCCTACAACTCGCCGTTGCTGCGGCTTACACATACTTGAGGTACTGATCATGACATTAGAAAAGAAGAAACACCCCACAGTCCGGGTAGAAGGCGATGAGTATTTTTGCTCATACTGCGGAAAACGTTGGGACAGAAATGACCCAGATCCACCTAGCTGTGAACGGCCAGATTCAAACGGGCACACGAGATCTGACAGAATTGAAATTGCCGCTAGGTCACTTTTACAGGCATGTTCGGAAGACTTCGGTGATCCAAGTGCGGCCATAACAGACGGTTTGGTAGGTGCGGTGTTCAAATCTGAATCCTACACCTCTCAGATCACTTACGAATTGCTACAGGCACTCAAGATAGCTCTTGAGCCTGATTAACTGATCGTGGTGAAGCCGATCTCAATCCAAACATCGTCGGTTTCGTGATACTTCAGCCTTAGCGTGTCATATTCATTAGACAGTACACGGGTGGCCGCGCCTAGTTTTATGGTAGATCCCGCAGTGATGGTCACGGTTTCACCATCGAAGCCTTTCAGGGTGATCTCCGCACCATCTATCTTCGACGCCGGACTTCCTGTGTCATATGGCTGTGTAGGCACAACTATTGACGTGATGCCGTCAGAAGATGCCGCGCCCTCTGTCCGCACCTGAACGCTACTGGACAGAGGCGTAAGAACATCAGAAGCGATGGTACCCGTGGTCCACCTAGACTGTTGCCAAGTGCTGATGATGTCATCAAGCGCCTCTGTGGCTTCATTTGCGGTGACGTGCTTTTGTGCCTGATCAGCCGCGATAAGTGGTAACTTTAGAACATCGGTTGGCATGTCATACTCCGTTGAGTGCTGTGAATTGTACTTCCATCTGGCCTCTGACTATACCCGATAGTGCACGGGCTTGCCACCATGCTCCAGAATAGAATCTACCTTGGATACCCGAGGCCGCGATGTCATTTCTCTGAGAGAATATCGCCAGACCTTCAGTAGCTCCCATGTCATAGGGGTCTATAGTCATTCCCCCAGTACCATCGATATACGCGGTGAGATTGCTATTACTACCCCTGACTTCAGCAAGTACGTGCTTTGTCTGAGGGTCACCAGACGCGACTTCAACTATTGAACTTCCGTCATCGTCGTATGTTCTGTAACCATCAGAGTAGGCACGAAGTGCGTTCTGATAGTTAAAGGATGGTGTATAAGGTCTGCGATTGTTACTACCGTCATCTTTCCAGACACCTACGTGACTGAAGGTCGATGAAAGTGCGAGTGTGATAGCAGGCTTGTAGAAGGTGGTGCTACCATCAGACTGAATGTAGTAACTGCCGTCACTATCTTGCTGTAGCGTTCCCCTTGCGGCATCCGATTGTGCAACAAGGTGATACCCGTTGCCGCTGAGATCGTCTACTCGACCAACAAGATCTCCGATAGAAGGTTGACCACCCGTACCGTCTGTATTGATTGACAGTGAGGTTAGGTCATTCACTACATAAAACGCAGTGGGCGTCTCATCTAGAATTACCTCAGTGGGGGTGTCTTCTGGTTCCGGCTCCGGTTCGGGGTCAGGCAGAGCGTCAAACCGGAACTCACCGGCAGATCCTCGACCGAACACGTTGCTTATCTGATAGACGTTAAACTCCACTGACGTTCTAGATCCGCCAAAGTCAGAAACAATATCTGTGGAACCATAAGTTAGTGTGGGAGTGGTTGAGGTTAATGTTCGGATAACATCACCATTGTCGTCAAGTATGTCTACAGAATAGCTTTCCGTTTCCTCACTCAACGGAACTTCCAGAACCGTCCAGCTATCGCCACCAAATCGTGTTCGTCGTATCCAAGAGAGAACTAAGTCTGAACCAGATTGTTCAACCTTCAGAGAAACTGGTGCATATGGTCTGTACGCAACACCCTGTGGTGTCACCGTCACGTCCTTGTATCTTTCGTCAGAAACTTCAAACGTGCCGGGTCCGTATCGTAAATTCTGCGGAACTCCCAAGGAATCTATCGTACTCTGTATTACACCAAACGATTCCGTGTCATATATGATGAAACGTGACCCGGAAGGTGTCGGATCTCCCATATAAGGTTCTGTCCCGAGTTGCCCCCTCAACAGTCGCGTCAACGTATAAGTACCGTCAGAATTTAAGGTTGCGTTGGCATACTGAAGAACTTCCCATTCACCTGAAGGTGTGAGAACAGCAACAGCATTGGCACCGTTCAAAACCGAAAGGTCGCTCATCGATGACAGGTTTGCGCTGTTGTTGAACATTCTAACAACAAGCTCGCTGTCATCATCCCAAACCCATAGTTTACCGGAAGGGAAATCTTCAGTCAGTACGCCAATCTGTGCGGGTAGTGGCAGAGATGTATTCAGGTTATATCCGCCGGAACCGTCGTCTCTGTAGATATCGACCTTGCCCGGCCACGGGTTCTGTCTTGCATAAATCCTCGGTGACCAGTGGTTTGGGTCCGTCTCAACAAACAACGGCAATTCCGCAAACTCAAGCAGGGACGATCCAAAGGAAGCTGTGCCTTCCACACTGGCGGTCTCAAGGGTGTGCGCAACCAGTTCGTAGATTGAGGATTCAAAACCTTTGGCATCAATTTCAATATCGGTAGAACTTACACTTATGTGGTTCACACGGAACGTTCTGTCGAATATCTCAAATTCATGTCCCGGCTCTATGCCGAAGAATACGTCACCTGTCTCAGAATTGGCGAACGGTAAGGTAAATCTTAAATGATCCCTGCCGATCCACGACTCCTGCGTGAGAACGTCAGCAAGACCCCTTGCGTATGAATTAGAGATAAGCGCCAGTGCATCAAACTGCATGACACGATCAGAGGTGCCGGTGACTGTGTGACCATCCACGGCAGCTTCGTTATAGTCACGGTTGGGGTCGATATAGGTTATCTTGGTACGGTCAGGGAGATCCGTCTCGCGCGTTCTTGCGATACTATAGGTCTCACCCTCGTTCTTGTATATCATGTCGTCTACGGTCAGATCAAAACTCTCCGGGTTGACCCGTCTGACGAATATGAGATCTTCGCCGTCTTCATATACATCAAACAAGAAACAATTCATCAGATTGAGGATTGTGTCTCTATACGCAGTGACACCTGTAACCAACATACCTTGGATAAGAGTTGTATTGTTTTTCAGATCCGCAACGTTTATGTTTTCTTCAGCGTAACCCGCCTCCTTCGCAAGTTCCGTCACAACGTCTGACAGTTTGAATACGTCAAGCCGCCCGTTGATCCAATGACCCGTAGACCAACGTTCTGAATCGCCCCACAGATTTATAGCTTTGTACGGGAATGTTGGGTAAGGTCTGGCGTCCCAAGTCCACACGAACATATTTCGTGGATCAACTAGACCGTCTTCTTCCCAATAAGCCAACATTGCTTCGATATAAAGTCTTTGTACAGCATCATTTCGGCTACCGTCAGAGAACCAAGGGGTTCCAGAGCTTGTGGACTTGGGGTCGAAGAACACGTTCGGCTGGTTCCCGCCCTTATCAATGGCCCCGCATCCAAATTCGGTAAACCAGATCTCTTTTCCCGGCTGGTTGTTGTCTCTCCAATATCTGATATTCTTTTGCTGAAACTGTGATTGGGTTATCGGTGTGCGAACATTATCCGTACGATCCTGTTCTGAGGCGTAGAAATAATCCCAATACTCACCGCTGACGATGCCTGATTTGAAGTGATCTAGCGTGTAATTCTCATCATCACTTGTTCGCCAGTCCGTAAGCGGCATGTAGTAATCTATGCCTACAAAGTCAGCGTTCGGCCAAAACGTAGAGAGGTTGTCATGATCGTACTCTGACCAGTCAGACGCATAGGAAACAAGAACGCCAGCGGGCAACATCGATTTAACATCAGTGATCAACTGGTTCATTGCAGTTGCCCAAGCCGTGCTGGTCTCGGTCAAACCTCTCATCTCACTGCCGATGAGGAACACGTCACCAGCCTCGAATAAATCACTGACCAAGTTTGCGTAACTCAGTATCATTCGACGCCAAGTAAACTCATCTGGACCAGTGTAGTCCATTATCTCTGAAACCCAAGGTGAGAAATCAGAAGGTTGTGCAGTACCCAGAAAATTAGACGGGTCGCCGACAAGTTCACCACGCCACGGGTAACCATCAAAATCCATCAGCAGGAACGGATAGAATACAACTCTCCAGTTGTTGACCTTGAACCTTTCAATAGCCTCTCTTATCGAGATGTCCGAAGGTGTGCCACCAAAAGCCGGTGAGCCTTCATAGGAAGACACTACGTCAGCATCAGCCCTTCGTACCCCTGATACTGTCCAGTCCTGTGGTGAGAACACTTTGGTGGAACTATCGACCTTCGGCTTGACCGTACACGTTGTAGCATCCAGTGAACTACCAAACCAAGAAACAACCAGTGACACACTATCGACGTTCGGCAGTCTTTCCCTCAGTTGCTCGATGGAGGTTGTCATATCAGATCTGGCCGACGAGCTGTTCTGATTTTCCGCTATCGCGTCACCTTCCCCATTCTCAGAAAAATAGGTACGCGTAGCATAAACCATCTCACCTGTGCCGGGTATGAAGTTCACCGATTGCAGAGCAACTTCCATGTCGGTGTCTGGCGCAGTAGTAAGCCTTCTGATGACCTCAACGGTGATTTGCGGCACCCTGTTACCATAGTTCTTCAGTGGCAGAGATTCAAAAACAATATAGCATGTGCCGGTATAAGCCGGTGTCAGATCTTCACCCTCGATAGATTCAATCTTCGGATCTGCTAAAACTTGAGATCCGTCATAGAACCTGTAGGTCACCCCCCTCAGATCCATCGGTTTGCCATCAGCCCATATGCGTCCAAGTTTTACTTCACCATCAGCCTCACACAGTCCGATAGCAAACGAAACGTCATAGAGGTATTCTGTAGTTTCAGCGGTAGTCCGTGGCCCACCTTTGCCACCAACATTCACTTCTTCTTTGACGATGGTTTCATTAAACCGTGTCGCCCATATCATCTGACCACCAATACGATGAGATCCGTACAGCCGTGGGATAACAGCGGCCTCGTTTGACCCCAAGACTTGTGTTTCACCTAGACGTTGACCCTCGCGTCTCAAAACGGTGTCGGGCGTCAAGGCACGCTGAAGCAATGTCAGTGACGCTGATATACTGGCGTTAATTGCCAGATTTACCCAAAAACCTTCAGTCCCCGACATGATTCACCAACGGAAATTCAAACCGCCCTGCTATCTTGTTTTTCCAATAAGCAACCAAAGGATGCTCTATTACTTTTCTAGAACGTGCGTATGCGTGCACCATTCGATCATGTGTGACCATTATTCCACAATGCTTCACGATGACATTTGGGGCCATGCGAAACATCAGCACCACGCCCGGTTTTATCTCATCAGTCTCAACCAGATGTTTTCTGGCAGCATCTAACATGAACTCTTTTTTACCGGTCTCACGCCATGTTGGACTATAAGGTGGTGGAATCTCTGGTTCTTGACCGAAAATATCTTTATACACACCTCTGACCAAACCTAGACAATCACAACCTCGCTGAAACGTAGCGTGCTGATGTTTATATGGGGTACCGATCCATTTCCTAGCTATGGCCGAAACATCTGACATCAGTTTGTGCCCTGACCAGAGATAGACAAAGCCGTACCCTCGTTAATCAAAGACCCGCCGTCATGTGGTTCTTGACCCCTGATCGGATAAGAAACGAGACGATCTGTCCCGGGTACATATGGGAAGCCGCCGAAACGTAAGGCATTATCAAATTTACCAGAGCACACTGCGATAGACTGTTTGCAACCTGCGAGGATGATCACGGGGGCTGAGGCTGAAATAGCGACGGGGGGTTGCCGCCAAGTGGATATGATATCACCCTTATGTTCTCGTATGTCCATTACAAGATTTCCGTCTACGGTCAGTTTACCTAGATCAAACCAACCGTCTTCGAAGGCCGAAGCGCCAAAGATCGTGAAATCAGTACCCGTAACAGAGGTGACCGTTGATTCCAGCTTGAAGGCGGAAGTGTCGAGATCCACACCGCATTTTGAATCACCCAGCTTCCATTGACAGGTTCTTTGAAATGTCCGGCCTTTTGGTTGGGACATGACAACGGATTTAGACAGGAACTCTGTACTGAACCTGCCCTCATCTTTTTCGATCACATTGCCGAAGTTGCCCGATGTCATCATATGTGACTGAGTGGTGTCAGACCAGTTGACCAGATACAGTTTGGCATCCGCGTTGTCGTACAATCCCTTTCTGAGATCCGAGACAGTAATGACAGTGCCATCGATAGCACCGTCAATCTCTACATCATCTGCGTTGAGAGATAATGACTTTGCGTATCTGGTTGATTTCATGCCGGGTGAGGCAAAACACGTAACCCCGTCAAATTCGATGTCATTGTCATGATCCGTGAAACCAATGCGTACACCGTCTGTCTTGGTTATGACCCATACGAAACAAGTGGTGGTACAACCCGTAGACAGATGGTCAAGTAATTGCTGATTTACAGTCATAGGTGAGTATTCTCCGCAAACGCAGCATCGTATGTCGGGTTGACCATCTGGCCGATTGTCTCAGGGTTCAAGGTCTCTTTCAACGCCCACGGTCCTGTACCAGCCTGACTGATGCCTACATACTGACTTTCACCAGCGGCAATATACCCTTGTCGTATATATTGGTTTCCTTCACCACCATGAGCTAGATCATTAACTTGAAACGGTACCGTTTCCTCACTGATTGTCCAAGTCGCACCATCATCAGAATAAGCGAATGTGGCGTCATCTTGCTCAATTTGATAGAAAGCAATCAACAGAGTGTCGAGTGTATCATTCTCACCGAAAGCAACAATGCGATTTCTGGTACCTACAGCCCTTTGTGTCCAAGTTGACAAATCAGTGCTTGTACGAAGTTCCGCATCTGCCGTCGAGTTCTCATCACCACCGATCATCCATGTCGAAAGAAGGGTGCTATAGAACGCTGCGTAATAATTTACGTCAGAATCCTGTGTCGTCTCTGCCCAAACGTCACCGTCTGATGATGTGATGACCCGGCCTTCGTCTCCGCACGCTAACCAGCTCGTTCCGTCAGACGCAACACCTCTCATCGTTCTTGTGGTACCGGGTGTAGTGGCTGTAGCCCAAGTTGCGCCATAGTCAGTAGACAACAGAACCGCGCCGTTAGTGCCAACAGCAACGACCTCGCCAGTATCAACAGCACCGGCGGAATGTACCGCCAACAAGTCTTCAGAAGTAATCCCGGCACCGACAACCTCCCAATCGTCCCCATCGTTGTTGGTTGATCTCAGAATGAGTCCATTGTCACCTACAGCAATGAACCTGCTGTCTGATGTTGTTGTGTCGGCGCAAAATGCAACAGCACGAAGAATTTCGGTTGGTGTGTACACCAATCTAAAAGCACTATCGTTAGGTGATACCGACGCGTTCTGTTGTGCGATTTTATCACCGACTAAGATGCTAGTTCTAGGTTGTGTGGCACCCGGGGAAGATGCCGCACCGAAGTATATATCAGCACCCGGTTCGTAAGCCCCTCGTTTGATAGACAACTTGCCGTCCGATGCTCGCTGAATGGCTCGGGTTTCACTGATCTGAAGAACTCTGTTGCCTGCGCCGTTTCTTGTACTCAAACCAACATCGCCACCAGTAATGCGAAGAACGGGATCTTCGTTGTGGTTCCCAATGATCAACGTTTCGTCAACGTTGATTGTCGTCAGTACACCACAACGAACAAAATCGTCCAGGCCTTTTGCTCCGGCGCAAATCAGCACACACCGCTTGATGTCAATCTCACCGATGTCCGTTGACCCATTCGCAATAAAGAAATACGCTTCGTTACCAGCTTTTGCCGCCGGTCTCATGATCAATGTACTGTCTTCTGCAATGATTTTGCCGATGCCTGTGTTACCAAAAACAAGTTGCTGCGCAAACACGTCAACATAAGATCCCGCCAAAAACTTGTGCGTAGTGGCCGGTGCCGAAAGAATTGGCCTAGAAACCGCATCAACCCCTAGGCCACCGATGAAGTCCAAAGCATAGTAAGTCTGAATGTCGGCGGAGTCCTCACCGTTCAAACTTGCGCAATCTCTACCCTTCAGTCGTATGCAAACAAGTTCGTCTGTATCTGTAAACTCAGTCAGGTTCGCAACACCTTCGCCGTAGCAATCGATCAGTGTTGTTTTCTCACGTATCGAAGGACCACCAAAGCCACCGTGAGTATAAAAACCATGTGCTTGTCGTCCCGCATTTAAGGCTGTACGTGGACCACCAATCGCCTTGAGGTTACGCCAAGTGATATTTTGAGCAAGAGCTTCGGGGTTAGAGTGGAAACTGCCACCACCCCTCAAGGGGTTGTGCCCGACCACGGAACACCCAGTGAGAACTGCATTAGTCAGCAACGTACCATGCCGGGCAGGGTCAAACCCCATAAGATTTACTAACTCAGCGGCAGGCCCACTCGCCGGACCCTTCGGCAAACCATTGTGAGAAAGTCCGTAGACATAATTAAAGTCCCGAAGAAGATTTGCGCCCGGCTCAAAAGCATAGTCACGGTTGGGGAACTCATACGTTTTACCGTTGGATGCCGGGTTTCCGCTATCGGACGCTCGGACATAATAAGTCTTTGTGCCAGCGGACCAACCAGCATCGTAATCACCCGGACCCGCAAAGAAAAAGGCACCGGCTGGTAACTCAGCCCCGATGGTCGTCTCATCGGTAGCCGTCAAGTCAGTATCAAGATATTCTTCCAGTCTCACTCCGTCTTCGAAGATTGCCGGATAACCCCTTTGCGGATCTACAGCCGGGTAGGTCACATCAAACTTGTAAACACTAGTTGACCCAACCTGCGTAAAGGAAGACTGTACATCACGCGCCGAAATCCAAGGTTTCGCTCCACCTCCTGTACATTCAATGACGCAACCCTCCAGCGACGACACGTCCAACTTCTCACGCCAACCGGACCCGCCAACCAGACGCAACACCTCACCGTCTCTCATGAGTGATACCGCTTTACTCAGGGTAAGTACGGCGGTGCTTGGTGTCAGAGCATCGTTTGTGTCGAGACCGTTCACTGAATCAACGTAAAGGATACGCTCTCTTGTCCAGTATCGCACAAAGACCAGCGCATCGGTATCTTCACGATAGATTGTTGAGGCGTTGCCCCTCGTTTCATCAGTAATGATGAGAACAAGAGCGCCATCAGCATAGCCGGAAGCGGCAGCGTCACCTGCGGCTTTAGTAGCCTCAACCTCATCAAAACCAGCGGCTTCGGAGGCGACTGTAGCTGCATTAGAAGCAATGGTGGCGTTCGAGGCAGAGGCAGTCTCATGCCCGGAAGCTGCCGTCTCCGAAGCCTGTGCAGCATCACGAGCCGCTTCAGCTTCTTCGATGATTACCGGTCTCACCCATTGACTAGGATCAAATGTGGCGGTTGTGATGAACGGAATACTCGCCGGATTGGCGTTGTACGTCTCTTCATTGTAGATGACGGTGAAAGACGCGTCAGTGACGTTCAGACCGCTGGCAAAATCAACTGGCGTAAGATACCCAACATCTTCCAATCTCTTGTTCAGATTCGCAACCGGATTACCGGAACTATCTGTGAAGTTACCAGATGCTCCGTTGACCGCATCATTCAGACGATCAAGGTTTTCGTCAGCTTCCCCGATTTTAGTTTCCAGATCACTGAGTGATATCACCATGACAGTCTCCATTTCTCATTTATATGAATATCCAGCACGTCAAAGAAGTCTGACAAACTTTCTCTGCCGTACACTGTGATTATTTCGATGATGTCATCATAAACATCAGTCGAGATGTTTTCTCTGGTCCTCACTTCTTTGATCGAAATGCTACCAGTATGCCCATACTTGCTGTAGCTCATGATGATGTCCATTGAATCATCAGAAAACCTGACGGGCACGTAAAATTCGCCAGACCAAGATACTGTAACCCCAGAAGCGGGCGGTGTTGCAAAAACTACCGTACCGTTATCTTGATCAATAAAGTAGCTGTCTGGGTCTGCCAGATCTGAATCCAAGTAAACCTTCATATTATCCAATGAAGGATACACAATTCTACGGCGATAGGAATCATAATCCTTATACAGCCGGAAGTAATTGATTGTCCCGTCACCGGCACCAAGGATTGTCTCATCGGCCTTATAGTCTGACCAGTCACGCATCCTGAACGTATAAAGAGAACCTTTCGTCAAAAGAATGAAGGTTATCAGCTCATCGATAACGGTTTCGGCTGTACGGGAATTAAAACCAACCTCGTACATTCTCAGGGGATTAGCCCACAAAGATGTTCTGTACTCCGCCCCGCCCCTAAGTTGTACAACAGAGGTGTTGAACGTAGGTGCACCCATGAAGCCGGGTCTAACCGTAAGAGGGAGTAAAAGATCAATCTGCGACATCAGCCTACGCTCCTAGCTAGCAATGCGGCCTCAGCCTTGAGTTGACGGCGAGATTTTTCAAATGATTCAAAGTCAGTCACACCGTTCAGGTTGATGTTCACGGTTGTAGGACCGGAGGTGCCGTCACCCTTGCTGTGATCCGTGACGGTCTCGTTGGGGTGTAAGATAGCCATGCGACCGCCCTTGCCGTCCAGACCACCAGCCCTCACACCTTTGCCGGTGTAGCCACCACCGTCGAAAGACGGAAAAAACCCGCCACTGCCGTTTATGCCGCCGCCTACAGACTTAAATATGTTACCTGAGATGTTACCGGCTATCTCATCGAAGATAGGTTGCATGAGTAGATCGATAGTTTTTTCGATGATTGAATCGAGAACCTTTATAGCAGCATCACCGATACTCTCTGTACCACTCAGTACACCCTTGAAGGATTGCAACATCGTCTGGCTTATAGCGTTCTGCATTTCTTCAAACTTCGACATGACTTCCTCTGCGGCCTTCTTGGCCTCAGAAACCATGTCTTTAATGCCGCGCATTATTTGACCAAGCCCGAAGGGGTCGCCGCCCTTTTTGTCTTTACCGCCACCTTCTTCATCTTCTTTGCCCGAACCAAATACATCTCGTATGTCTATGCTTTCTTCCTTAATAGCCCTCATTCGCTCCATCAGTTCACGAAGTTTTGGTGAGACTTGGACAACAGCCTCAATTATATTGTTACCAGCCGTCATCATGTTCTCAGACGCACGCCCGGCTTCCTGAGAGATGCCTTTGAGATCCTGTCCCAAATCACCTATGTAATCTTGATTGAAAGCCTTCTCAAAATTCTCTTTTATCCGCGTGCCGATTTGAGCACTTTCGTTTATGTCAATCTTTGCACCACTAAAGTCCATCGGCTCATAGTCTATCTTGATGCCGAGGCGACGACGCAAAGAAACTATCTTTTCTTCAAACTTACTGATCGGTCCTGTCAGCGCATCTACTGTTGCGTTCCAACCCTCTGCGAAAGCGTTCCGTATCCCTACCCACAAACCTTCAAAGATGCCGACAATAACACCGCCCATCCCAACGAACGCGCCGATCATCTTGTTAAGAAAGATATCTTTTGTCCAGTTCACGAGATCCGCGAGCTTGTCCGTGGCAACTGAAAATATCGCCAACCAGACACCACTGTTAAAATACAAAAGAGCTTCAAGGTACTGACGAATGTTTGAAAGAGCTTCACGAACAACCTCGCTCAAGAGCGCAAAGGTTTGTCCAGTGTCACCTATCTGTTGCTTCAGAGCCAGTGTCCTTTCAACCGCATAGCCCAAAAGAACGATCAGTGCACCCATACCTGTCTTTATCAGTGCGGCTTTAAGGAAGTTCAGTGCGCCAACTAGTGACATCACAGCACCCTTGGCGGCAATGAACGAGAAGACCCATTTGCCAGCCATGTAAGTGCCAAGGATGGTCACGGATATGAGTATTACGTCGAGGTTGTTGACCACCAAATTAGCGAAGTCAAAGAAGATCTCTTTAACGTCATTTACAATCCGGCCCAGTGCTTCGAAATCACTTCTCAGTACACCAGTCATGGGCAGGAGGTCATTTATAGCACCCCCGGAATTATAAAGAACCAAAGTCAGTGTACCAAGTACGGTGATCAAACCGGCAAGTACGCCGCCCCAAGCGCCAAACATTTGAACAACTTGCGGTACGTTTTGAGTGAACGCAAGTATGGCGTTTTGACCACCGGCCATCTGTACGGCGAAGTCAGACACCTGCATACCTACGCCTTGAATGACGCGCCGGTTCATGCTCATACCACGCATCATTGAGCCGTTTGCTCTGGTCACTTTGTTCGTGACCATCTCGGCACCCTGCATTTGTTTCTTGAAGCCAGCGGCACGCAACGTGAAGTTCTTGAGTGCCTGAGACGCAGATCTGGTCTGCGTCTCGGTTTTCTTCATGCCTGAGTTAAAGGAAGCCTGTGCTGGTGCTGCACGGTTCCTAGCGTTGAAGTTGAAGACTACACCCTTCATCCGTTATCTTTATCCTCTGCTCTGATTGCAAAAAATGCCAAGCACTCGTTTACTCTTGAGATAGGCCATCTGAGAACGGAATGTATATCTAGGCCGAAGGCATATGCAATTTGCCAACAAACCAGAGTGTATTCATTCGACCTCAGCTTGACTTTTTTTCAGTCAGGTCATCCTCATCGAGATTTAGCTCATCGAGGTGTTCACCGAACAGATCATTGAACGCGGTGACAATCTTTTCGATTGGTAGTTTTTCAAGGAACATTCGGTGATTTTGCTTGAACACCGCATTTCCGTTTGTGTCTTTGGCTCGTTTGATGATCAGATGAACCATTCCGCCCGGGGAAGGGTTCGTTGTGAAATCAGGCCAAGATTTTCGTACATTTTCGATATCGGCTGTTGTGAGTGGCGAGCCAAACATTTCCACGTCTTCACCGCCGAGTTCCATAATGGTTTTTGTACCAACTACAGAACCAACTTCCTCCCTGAGAAGTGCATCAATATCAGTCATTCTTTTACTCCGTGTTATGGGCTACTGTAAGCAGCGCTGGTGATTGTCCCTTTGTTTTTGATACCGTAAGTAACCTTTACGTTATCACCAACAGGGACGGGTTGGCTTTTGGAAGTCACCAGAAAGTTACCGCTGATTTCTTCAAGGGTGTCGGTCTTGCTGGCAGGGTAGAGCTTCAGTGCAACAGTTGCACCTACAACCATAGCCGTTTGACCAGCATCGGTATAGTCATAGTAAACTTCAATGGTGCCGGAAGCACTGAGTTGCCCCGGGTCTGTATCTGTCCAGTCATTGCCCTGTGTAGAACCTTCAAGTTCGTTCACAGATGTTTCAAGTTCAAAGCTGATACGCTCACCAATTTCATTGGCGCCGACTTCAGCAAAACCTTTGTGTCCACTCACCCGTGCCATGATTATCTCCTATTCCAGCGGGGTTTCAGGGTTATCAAGGTCAATCCTGTAGTCCAGATCAAACCTTATTATCAGAGCAGCGATAATCTCTGCACCCGATTCGTCATCTGCAAAATTAACCTGCAACGGCTCTAGTCGCTCGGTCATTTCCAGTATGTTAGACCAGTCAACGGTGTTGAGTGCCGCAACAACGTTCAGTTCATCTTGGTCCAACTGATCGTCAATTTCATTTTCATGCCCGTATCGCTGCACACGAACATAAAGGCTGGCAACGTGATCTCTATCAGAACCTTGTGTCGCCGGTTCTTGTTGCTGATCGTTCGTAAACTGTATGTCTACAAGTGCTTTCCCCGAAGAGGTGTTTCTTCTGTATGTACGAGATGAAAACACCGTGTAAACCAGTGGATCTAACTCGGCCTCAAGCGCCTGTTTGGCAAGAGTTCTTATCTGTGTACGTACATGAACCATCAGTTTTCATCCGCCAAGTATATTTCGATGACACCTTCACCGTCATCTAACCAGTGCTTAACCGTGTACGTCACACTTCTAACTCTGAGAGAATCGCCATCAGCGATGCCGTCAAAATCAGAAGACTTTCCGGTTATCTTGAGTGAGTTTACAATCTGACCTGTACCTTCGCCGAGTTCCGCCTGAACATCTTCCTGATCAAATATGGCCACGGTTACGGTTGTGCCTTGCCACACAACGGAACCACTCGGTTCCCCAAAATCTGAGGAACCGAGGATTACATCAAGATCATCAGTGATGAATGATGCTGGCATGATCAGTCTTCAGCACCCGGCATCTTGCCACCCTTGCCTTTGGCAGGAGCTTTGGCAGGAGCTTTGGCAGGAGCTTTGGCGGGTGCGGGCTTCTTCCACTCACCACCAACCTTCTCATAAAGGCCCGGTGCGTCGTTGGTTTCCTCAAGGCGAGGTTTGTTCATGTGAAGAAGATTGAGATATGCTGACTTGGTTGGGAAGTCAGATTTTGTCATCACCTGACCGACAACAACAACCGTGCCTGCTACAACAATCTGATGCAGAGCGCGGACGTTTTTGAGCTTGGGGTCTTCCCCGGTTTTCACATCGATAGCCATTTTGGTTTACCTTATATTGCTGAAGAAAAGACCGTGTACGAAATTAACGCCGTACACGGTCAGGTAGGGTAACTCGATTAAGAGTTAAGAACCGTCGTTACCCAGAGCAAACGAACCGACACGCGAAACCGCGTAATCAACCGTTTGGATGACCCGGTAGCGAATACCACCAGAGAGGAACTTGGCTTCTGTAGAACGTGCAAGTTCAATGCCACCCCACATACCAAGCATGAGATCCACCCAGACGCCCGTGAAGAGATCTCCGTCAACAACCTGATTGGATTCGATGAACGGGTTACCAACCAGACGGTCAGCGCTGTCGCCCATCAGGAACACGCCGGAACCAGCATCAACTTTCGTCTTCTGCAAAGCACCAACCATGTCAGAGTTACCAATATGGGTAACCCCACGGCCACGGTTTGTGTCGGCAATCGATGTACGCAGATCAATGATCTCATCCCGAGAAGGATATGGGGTAAAACCAGCATCATCGAAAGTCACACTACCAATGCCGGTTGTGTTGGCGATACCTTCCGGCTGACCGTTAGCTCCGGTGCCGTAAAGTCCGGCCAAATCAATGGCAATCCGAAGTGCGTCAATCATCTGCATCCGAACATACGCCTCAAGGGCGATTGTCGATTGCTGAAGCATCCGGCGGGTCATGTCAGTGAACGCACCAAGATCTTTAGGAGACAAGGTGACTTTGCGGAAGGTTGGGTTACTCTCCGCAACGTTCGCATCTTCCGAAGCCAACCACGCGGCGGCGATGTTCTGATCACCACCGGGAATTTCGACATCACTGTCGAGACCCGGCAACATGGTCACACCTGCCCGAAGAACAGATGAGGCATTGCGCAAGTTATCAATAAAGCGCGCCTGAAGGTGATCAGTTGTCAGAATGTTTGCGTTGCCCGAAGTGGCGAGCGCGGCACGGATGCCATCAAGTGCGGCTCCCATCTGATTTGAATTGGCATGTGTGCGATAAGAATTACCGTCAATGTCAAAATCACCCCAACGGTTCATGATGTCCGTAGGGAACAACACACCACCGTGTTGAGTGCCACGTTCCGAGCTTTCTTCGGCAGCGTTCATGGCCTCACGTTCAAACTCAGCACCCTTCCAGTCACCGTCAGCGAGTGCTCGCATAACCGAGACAACAGAAAAACGCTTCTGTTCTTGATCGGTCATGCCGATATCAGTCGCCTTGAGAGGAGTATCCTCCGGCAACTTTGAACGTGCGATGCCCCGGAATACAGCAAGTTTTGGCTCATCGCCGCGCTCAAGCTGGCCCTTGATGTACGAGCGGGCAACGTCGCTCATGTTATGCTCTGTAGCAAGAGCATTGATTTCATTGATTTCTTTCTCAAGACGTTCCGAACGCTGTTCGTCCGTCTCCTGATCTTCTTCGAGACCGGGCATCTGGGCCATAGTGTTCTCCTGTAAGTTACGGCCAACGCCGACTGTTTTATCAGCCGGAATGGAAACGAACGACACTTCATGTGGCGTCCATCGGGTTACCTCATAATCATCGGAATCATCAGAGGTTTTGTATTCGTCAATCCGATAACCAATGGAAACGTTGGTAACGATCCCATCTTCAACATCTTGACGAATTTCTTGCGCACGCGGATTATTCGAGAAACGAATTTCTGCGTACAGGCGCTTTCCTTCCAGATAAGCATTTTCAATCACGCCAATCTGTTCATACCTGTTGTGCATGTACAAGAGGGGCGCGTTGCCACTGGCAATGAAGTCAAGGTCAACAGCTTTTGAGTCGTGCAGCAAAATTTCATTACCGCGCCATGTCTTCACGGCCAGTTCCGAAGAAACCGGGACCACAAGATTGCCGTTCTGCTTGGCACGAACAGAGCTTTTACAGGAATCTAACCTGCTGCTGACGTTGCTTTGATCTTTCCTTTGCGAAAGAATAGCTTTAGTCATTGTCTTATTCCTCGTCTGGATCGGGTAGCCCGGGCATCTTGGGCATTTCTGGCACTTTTTCCTTCGGAGCTATGCCCCGATCCGCCATTGCTTGCAAGTCATCCTCTATTTCATCAAACAGTTCGTCTCGGTCTAAACCGCGTGCTGCGGCAACGCGCGAATAACTGGTTTGACGTGTCTCAAGGGCTTCTGCGTTGGCACTGACTTCTTTGGAAGGATCGATCCAATCCCATCCTCTTGGTCGATACTTGACGGCATCTTCTATCACCTCAACCCTACTGGGCGGGATAACGTCTGACACCATACTGATCATCCGTACCCATTTGTGAAACACAGGCAGCATCGCACGATCAATCAAGAATTGTTGGAAACACCGATACATATCCCGATCTTCAACCAGAACAGATCTGCCTGTTGAATAAGATACACCTTCAGTTCT